CTCTGTTCCCTGATTACATGTGGGCTCAGCTGGCATCGTCGTGGGGAATACCAACTCAAGGTTGGTATTCAAAACCTAACTCTAACACAATTGAGTTAGCTAAAATGCATCATATTCATCAAGAGCAAAAACATTTCTTAATTTCAAAAAATTGTGAAAATAATTATTTGTGGCTTAAAAATAATATTTTTAAAAATTATACTTCCCAACAATGGGAAAATTTAGGAGTTTATTAATGACTAAGCAAATAGGCGATTTAGCAGATATAGCACATAAGGTTGCAGTGGAAGAATATTACAAACGAATGGAAGCTGAACATCCTAGTCAAGTCATTTTTTATAACATTTTTAACAAGATATTTGCCGAACAAATTATAAACGAAGCAGTTGCGTGTTGTGGCTCACAGGCAGACATGCGAAACATTCGCAAACGATTTGGGTTGCCTGTAGAAAGTAATATAAAATACCCATCACCTGACGCTATAGGACACTATTCGCAATACGGCAGAGAATATAATATACCAAAGGAATAAAACATATGAAGTATTTTTTGATACTATTTTTACTTGGTGCTTGTTCAACAAGTACTGTTACAGACAAAACTAATACTGACAAAACTATAAAAGAAACTGCTACTATTGAAAATAGAACTATTAAAAATAGTAAAACCTCAACAAATAAGATAGAAGAGGCAGTGATAGAAATAGTTAAAATACCAGTAAAAGAAAGAAAAAATCCTAATACATTGTTTGAAAGTTATTCTGTATACTTTGATCTAGACGAATATATTGTTCAAGAAAAATACAGACCTCTCCTACAAAAGCATGGAGAATTTCTAGCCAAGAATCCTAATGAATTTGTATTTATTGAGGGTCATACTGACGAGCGTGGAGGTAAAGAATACAATTTAGCATTGGGGCAAAGACGAGCGAATGCAGTTAGAGTGGAGCTAATGCGATACGGGGCGTTAGATAATCAAATAGAAGCGTATTCTTATGGTTCAGAAAAGCCCAAAACACTAGGATCAAATGAAGAAGCTTGGAGTCAAAACAGGCGTGTTGATTTGTTCTATAAAAACTAATTACCTATTTGGAGAAGATGACAAATGAATATTGATTTAAACAAATATCAAGATTTTGTAGAAGCAGTTACGAGTAAGCCAAGCAATGATTTGACTACCTTTATGAACCGTTGCGATGAGTTAGACGGTAACTGGGATAGTGAAACACAAGCACATGGACCTGATATCAATGTTCCATTGCTACTTACAGCAGCACTAGGACTTGCAGCAGAGACAGGCGAGTTTTGTGAGATTCCTAAAAAGATGTTCTTTCAGGGAAAGCCACTAAGTGTTGAAAACGTATTTCACATGAAGCGAGAATTGGGTGATGTTATGTGGTACTGGATCAATGCATGTAGAGCACTTAATCTTGATCCAAACGAAGTGATTGCAGAGAATGTACGTAAGCTAGAATCACGATATCCAGGTGGTAGCTTTGACCCGTACTATAGCGAAAATCGTAAAGACGGTGATTTGTAATTAAGCCCTTCTCCAGATAAATACAATATCTGGAGAATTTTTATGGCTTCACCCTACAATTTACAAGAACTAAAAGACAATCTTTTTCGTGACCTAAGATATCGTTTGGGTGACGGTATTGTTGATGTAGAACTTGATCCTGAACATTATGAGGCTGCATATAGATATGCTATTAAAGTATATCGTCAACGTGCGCAGAACGCAACTATTGAGTCATATACGTTATTTGAAATTCATAAAAATCAGAATGTTTATACATTACCTGAAGAATTTATCAACGTTAGGCAATTATTCCGCAGAACAGTTGGATTAGAAACAGGTCCAGCAGCTAGTAGTTTTGACCCATTCAGCAGTGCAATTCTTAACACTTATTTACTTAACTATAACTATGCTGGTGGACTAGCAACTTATGATTTTTATGCCCAGTACATAGAACTTGCTGCACGTATGTTTGGTGGATATGTTATCTTTACCTTTAATCCTGTAACCAAGGAATTACGTATTGTTCGTGACCCAAAAGGTTCTGGAGAGAAAGTGTTAATTTGGGCTGATATACAAAGACCAGAAATAGAATTGTTACAGGATCCAGGTGCTGGTGTATGGATAGGCGATTGGACACTTGCGCAGTTAAAGAGTATATTGGGCGAAGCACGTGAAAAGTTTGCAAGTATAGCTGGCCCAGCAGGTGGCACAACTCTTAATGGTGCAGCACTAAAAGCAGAAGCAAAGGCGTCGCAGGATCAACTTATTGAAGATTTACGTAGATACGTTGATCACAGTCAACCTTTGACTTGGGTAATAGGATAACCGGTACACTATGCAACAACTTCTTTTTGTAATATAATTGTCATGTTACAAGGAGAAAAAATGCTAGTCAGTGTCACAGGATTTATCGGATCAGGCAAAGATACTATTGCCGACTACCTCATTACAGAACATGGATTTAAAAAAGAATCTTGGGCTGGATCACTCAAAGATGCAATCGCACACATATTTAATTGGGAACGTGACTTACTAGAGGGCACTACAAAGTACGCACGTGAGTGGCGTGAGCAGGTGGATCCTTGGTGGAGTGAACGATTGGGTATCAAAGACTTAACTCCAAGATATATCCTCCAGCAATGGGGAACTGAAGTAGGTCGTCAAAGCTTCCATGACGATATTTGGGTAGCAAGTTTAGAAAATAAACTACGTCAAACTAAAGACGATGTGGTAATCACAGACACACGTTTTCCTAATGAATTAGCAGCAATTAAACGTTTAAATGGAATAACAATCAGAGTACATCGTGGTCCTAAACCGAACTGGTATGATGATGCTATATCAGTTAATAAAGGTCCCAAACATATCGGTTGGGTCCTAGCTAAAGACAGACTATCTAAATTAGGGATACACCCAAGTGAGTATATGAGCGTGGGATTAAAATATGACCATGAGATTCACAACGATAGTACTATAGATGATTTGCATAGTTGTGTAAAGCATATGTTAGTTTTAGATTAGTCTACTTCTAAGTCTCCGCGTTTCCAAACAGTTTCTTTGCGTTTTACAATTTCAATACAATTTAAGCATACACTTCTAAGGTTAGATAACTGATTATTTTTCAGATTTCCATCAATGTGATATACAACTATTTGACTATCATATAACTTTTTAAACCCGCAAATATCACAAGCGGGTTTTTTCTTATACCCAGCTAATTTCCAACTAGGCTGTTGTAAGGGCAACTGTCTATTCCTACGTATACAGTCCTCACACTTACTGCGATAGTGACGTACTCCGTTACGGTAGTAGTTTGCTGCACAGTGATTTTTGTTGCATACTTTACATATAGGCCTAAGCATATTGGTATTTAGCACAACTCTTCGGAAAGAGTTGATATACCGTTTTTTCCTCAATTTTTAATAAATAATATTATACTAGGGAGTTAACCCTCAAAATCATAACATTAAAGGAATAACAAAATGGCTCTAACATCACCAGGCGTAGAAGTAACAATAATTGACGAAAGTAATTATTCTCCTGCGCAAACAAATTCGGTACCATTCATATTATTAGCAACAGCAACAAATAAAGCCAATGCTTCTAACACTGGAGTAGCACCAGGTACTGTCGCTGCAAATGCAAATAAATTATACAGAGTTACTACACAGCGTGACCTTGTTAACTTATACGGTAACCCATTCTTTTATAAAACTACGAATGGAACTCCAATACAGGGTTACGAACTTAATGAATATGGCTTAGCAGCAGCTTACTCAACATTAGGAGTAACTAACGGAGCTTGGGTACTTAGAGCAGACATTGATTTAGCAAGTCTAATCGGAACATTAACAAGACCTAAAGGAAATCCAGTTGACGGTACATATTGGTTAGACACTACGACTTCTTTTTGGGGTATATATGAATTTAATAAATCAACTGGTAGATTTACAGAACAAACTCCTATAGTTATTGAAAATGCTAGTGATTTAACAGGGGGTTATCCAAATCAAAATATTGGAAATATTGGAAGTTATGCAGTTAATGCAATCTATCAAACAAGCGTAGATCCTTTGAATCAATCTACCTATTTTTACAAAAACAGTAATAATTCTTGGGTAAGACTTGGTACTAGAGAATGGCAACGATCTGTACCTGCAATTATAGGTACAGTTTCAAATCCAACCTTAAACGCAGGATCAGCATTTACCATAACAACTTTAAATAATCAAATAAATTATTCAGTTACTATAACTGTTCCTGCTTCTCCTAATAATACTGTAGGAGGGGTAGCAAACGAAATTAACAATCTAGGCCTTGCAGATTTAAGTGCTAGTGTAATAGGTGGTAGATTAAACATTTATTATTCACCTTGTCCTGAAGTTTTAGAGAACGTTCCATACTTAACGTTAGCATCAGGCAGCACTGTTCTTGATGACATGGGCATAAGCTCATCAACAAATTATTGGCCACCTGAAATTTATGCCGGATCATCGGCTCAAATGCCATTGTGGTCATCAGGTCAGTCTAAACCTCACCCAACAGGAAGTGTTTGGTTAAAAACATCTGTTGCAGGAAATGGAATGAATATTGCTGTGAGTGAATTTGTAACATCTTCCTCTGCGTTTATACAAAGACCACTTTCACTATTTTTAACTCTTACTGAGGCAACTTTTAGTTTAGATAGAACAGGTGGCTCATTAATTCCAGCTGGAACAGTAACTGGAATTTTTAACACAAACACCCCTAATATCAGCAACAACATTTACTATTATGAGAGAAACGCAACTGGACCTAACGTTGTTACAAGTAGTGTAAAAAATCCTTCATTGCCAAATAGTGCTCAAATATATGTGTTTGTAGCTCAACCAGGTACACAACTAACTTGGCCTTATCCAACAACATATTATTTAATAACGTTACCTGCAGCAGGGACAGTTAGTTCAAGTGAATTTGTTACTGCATGGCAAGCGGCTAACATACCAAATACAACAGCTAGTGTAACTACAGATGGATCTATTCAACTTACAAACATTACAGGTGGAGAAATTATACTTTATGTAAATCCTGGTGAAACTTGGTCTAATGTTCTTGAT